TTAAAAGTTTATCCCGTACTGTTTCCCTCTATTGATGTCCTCTACAATAAGGTCCAGGCCTTTTTCATCCATCGCGAGCCTCTTTCCCTTCACCTGCTTCGCGCGCTCTTGGGCGAGGTCGACCGCCTCCCTGACCGTATCGCCGAAGGCAATGACCGTGCCGACGGACTCAAAGCCTGGCACGCAATAGTAGTCCCGGCCCTTGCGGACCGCCATGCGTAATTTCAGCCACCGGCGCAGCTCGCCGGGGAATCCGATGTTGACCCAGGTCTCTCTCGCGTCTCCTGATTCCAGAGTCATGGCAGCAGCGTACTTGTGGGTAATGACGGGCGCAATCTTGCGGCCCGTGGCCAAGCCGTAGATCACGTCAGAATAGTTGTCGAAAAGCTCCGTCTGGATAGCCGCAACCCCTGGCGCAGCAAGCCTCACGGTGGGATCAATTAAATACGGCGTGCGGGACGGCCCGATCCTGAACTCGGCTGAATAGAAAAAACGCGTCTTTGCTTTCTTGAACTCCGGCGCGAGCCCTTCATCGATCCACGCGGCGGCATACGGCAGATCGGCTGGCGTCCCGTAGACGCGCTCGACCATCCCGGCCTTCCCCTCGTAGCCGCAACACGCCGGAAAGATCAGTTCCCCCTCCCAGGTGATCCCGTCGATCCCCGGCTCCACCCCTTCGATCAGTTCCTCGCAGATGAAGATCGCATCCTCCTTGTAGGGGCCGAGCTTGTAGGCGATCCTGTCGACCGTCCATTCCGTCTGGTGCTCGTCAATGTGCTTGAAGCTCTCCTCGATGCCCCGGAATGTGTCGATCTTGATGTAATAGTCCTTGTGGTCCTTGATAAACTTGCGCAGGGCCGTGACGCCTTTGACGCGGTGGGTCTCCTGGACGGGAAGGCCGTTCTCCTTCTGCCGGCTGCGGCCGTACCAGCGGTTCAGCTCTAGTTTCTCGGCAGCCCCCGCGCCGGCCACCGGGTAGTCGTGTACTTTCAACCACTCCACGAGTCCCGCGCACAGCGTGTCGGGCACGAAGATGAAATCCGCGCCGTCCAGGTGTTCCTCGAAGCTGCTCACCCGCTCCAGCCCGTCAAGCCCCTCTCCGATCTTCGCCTTGAAGGGCTCGGGAAACGCATCCACCCAGGGGACGAAGTACTTCACCTCCGCGCAGTCGCGCAAGAGACGCAGGGCGTTTTCAGTGAAGAGGCCGAGGTCATAGACAATCGCTTTTTTATTTGACAGATTCATGTTTCCACCCTACACCAGTTACATGACATATGTTTACGCGTTCTTCCTTGCCGTCGCCTGCGTCCTTCTTTGGCGCTTCCTAAGCTCCCGCCGATAATCATCACTCTTCCGCCTCCGCCGCCGCTATCGGGATGCCCTTTGAGATCTGCCGTGTAATGTATCGGTCGCCTATCAACGGAAGATCCTTGCTTTGCCTCACCTTATTTAGCAGAAACGCCAGCCGGGCCTTTATCTGGGGATGACCAAGGGTCTCATTAAAAACAGCCGCCGGCATTCCCTTCTTCGTTCCGCTTGCCGCGAGATCTGCACTGTCCAAGCCTTTTATGACCTTATTGCCTCTTCTGCCCACGTATTGCTCTAGCGCCTCCACCAGGTCTTTCCTCGCCCCGTACCTTGCGTTGATGCCTTCCAGCTCCGGGAACATCGCGTCGAGGGCCTTATCGAGTTGCAAGGCCGCGCCCTTCGTCGCCAATTGCTCAAACCTCGTGCTTGGGGATTTAGACTCGGTAACCCATCCCCCCGACCGCTCTATCAGGTTCGGATTTATGCCCGCCTCGGCGAATAGATCCCGTGGCGCCGGCTTCCCCGAATCGTCCGGCGCGATCCCCGCCTGTTTGAAGAGGTCTATCGGCATCACTTCACCCCCAGACGCCTCTTCACCTCATCGACCGTCATGCCGTACTGCTGCGCGGTATATTCGAGGTCTGCCTGCGTGCAGTTTCCCGTCCCGGACTGGCTGTCTGACTGATTCGGCATGGCCCCGAGCTTCACCTTGGGGACGCCCCTGCCCAACCTATCGAGCACTCGTTCAAAGGCGTCAAGCTGCTTGGCGGCATATTCTCGGGTTGGGGTGCGCGGCCCCGGAAGGGTCGCTAGAATAGCATTTCTCAAGTCTTCCGACCCCTGGCCCGCCCCGAGCACGCTTCTCATCGCCATGGCGTTTTCCTGGACCTGAGCGAGGTCAATCAGGTAATCCTGCTGCTCCGGAGTCAGAGTCCGGCCGATCTCGCTGCCCCAGAAATTCGATAGGGCAGATGCAGGATCTCTCTGTTTCATGATGAGGGCTATCTGGGCGGACTGCGCCGGGGTGAAATCCTTCGGCAGCGCTTTTAAGGCGTCTCTGGTCGACGTAATGTTTCCACGTATGTCCTCGATGAGCGCCGTCCTGGTGAGGGCCTGGCCGCCCTGAGTAGCGGGGATGCAGCGCCCCGGCTCGTTCTTTCTTGCGTCGGAGAGCTCTTCCGAATTCAGATATGTGGGCGTATTGCCCATTTGCGTATCGAGTACGGCGTATTCCCGCCCGCGCTGATGTGCGGCCGCCCTGTCAATAACGATCTTCTCTTCCTCCTGTAACTTCTGTGCATGCCATGCATCTGAGATCTGCGCGTCGGTCATCCCCCGCGCCTTCCGGGACTTATAGAAGTCGAACTCTTTCACCTGGGGACTCCCCTCGCCGTATTGCTGCACCAGCGCCGCGCGGTTCGCAACCCTCTTGCCGACCTGCGATTGGGCGCCGGGCCCCTTCTTCACGCTGTAATGCCCGTCAGGCGTGGCCGCGACATCATAGCCCCCGCCCGGCCCGTCGTAGTGGATCACTCCACCCTGAATGGCGAGTTTAGACGGATCTATGTTCTTCCACGCAGGGTCCATCTGCTCCAGCTGCGGCTTCATCATTGCGAGCCCCTGTGGCCCGAGCTTATGCACCAGCGCGGCCATCCTGTCTATGCGCGCCTGTTGCTGCGCCTGTTGCGCGTCCGCAGCCTGCGCCCTCCCCACGTTCATGTAATTCTCTCTGGAGCCCGTCCAGGGCGTGGAGGACGCCGGGCTGTTCAGGGTGTTCAGAAACGCGCCCCCGCCCGCCGCCAGGGTATTTGTCGGGCCGGCCGGCGAGTCCCCGGGTCCGGCGAGGAGCGAGTTTACAGGCTGCTGCCCGCCCTGGCCCGTGAGGTAATTACGCCTCAGGACGTCGTACTGCCCCTCATCGATGGCGCCCCTCTTCAAGGCGTCCTGGAGCTGCATGTCCATCAGCTTGTTCCGGATCCCCCGGTTGTAGATGTCCTGATAGCCTTCCATTGCCTGAACATAGCTCGTAGGCGCCGGCGTAGGCGTCCACATCGAGGAGAGACTGTAATCATCGTATGCCATGTTTCCCCCTATCCTCCGAGGTTGCTGTAATCGACCCCCAGCGAGTAATTCGAGGGGTTCCAGGCTGCGCCGCCGTAATTGAGCCCGTTCGCGGCGTTGCCGCCGAACAGGCTGTTCAGCCAGCCGCCGTACCCGCTCTGCGACTGCAGCGACGCCAGCAACGTGTTTATTCCGCTGTTGTAGGCATTGCTCGCCCCGATCTGACCCGCGCCCAAGGCGTTCGCTCCGCTTACTCCGTAGTTTCCCATGTTGCTCACAGCAGCCTGGCCCATGTTCGCCAGGCTGTTTGCGGCCGTCTGCCCCGTGCCCGACATTCCCGCCAGGAAGTTGTACGGCATGGTGTATTGAGAGTTCAGGTTCTGGCCGTAGGTGTCGAGCGCCTGGTTGTAATACTGGTTCTCGTAGGTCGCTGCATTCCCCTGCCCGAATTGTTCCAGCGCGGTCCCCATGTTTCCGCTGCCGTAGTTGCCCGCGGCCGCGCCGCTTGCTGCTAAGGCGTTGATGCCCTGCTGCGTCGTGAATTGATAGTCCGGGTTTTGAGAGATTGTCTGGGGACTGAAAGAAAAAGCCGGTGGGTTCGCCAGACCTCCTTGCGTCCCGGTAAGCGTAAAGCCCGGCGTGGATGCGGCCGGCGCCGTCGCTCCTCCTCCCCCTGTTTGAGTCCAGCCCTGCGCGGCCATCTGGGCGGCAGACAGGGGCACGGAAATGTTGGAGGCTCCCCCGTAGGAGTTGATCGTCTCCGTATCCGTTGGGGGCGTAGAGGAGTACTGCCCGGTCCGGCTGTCGTAGTACGTCGGGGTCCCGGTACCGCTCGCCAGGGTACTGACCGGGGTCGGCGCCGTCGCGCCCGTAGCGGCCGTTGCGCCCTGGGTCGGGGTAGTGTAGGGCAACCCCATGCGGTAATCCAGCTCGGATAGGGCATTCCGGCCGCTCGTAAGCCACGGCTGCATGTTGGCTTGCTGTTGCAGCCATTCCTGGTACTGAAGTTGCGCCGCCTGTTGGTTGGCCGCCGCCGCCGTTGACGCCGCCGACTCCTGTGCGTTCGCCGATTCCGATGATCCCAGGAGGCCGAGGCCCCCGGAAATTGCTCCCCCTATTATCGCGCTTGCTCCCATGTCATGCTCCTTTGCCCTTAAAAATCGGCTTGGTTCCATTGGGACCATTGGGCAATACTTTTACAAAATAGCGTCCGAAGTCCTGGTAATGCATCCCCTCGAACAGTCGATAGACGCCGTTGTGCATGCCCCCGTGCGTCACGAAAAGCTGCGCCCCTGCCTTCTCCGCCGCCCTTTCCGCCAACCGCACGAGACGCATGCCCTCGGCGCCCTTCCTGTAGTCCGGATGGAGAAAGAGAAGTGGGACGGTTCCCTGTATGCAGGCGTAGTGCGCGTGAGGACCGAGGACCACGACGCAGAAAGCCTTTACCTGCCCCCGCTCGTTCCGGCCTACGGTCACGCGAAGCCTTCCTGCATTTTCCAACCCTTTGTAGAGCTTCCAATCAGGATCGGCGGGAAAGCCATGAAAAGGCGCCGCTACGTCGGACATGTAGAGGTCAGTCATCAAACTCATTTCTGAAATGAGTTTGTCATCGAGCTTTTCGAGGTTGTAGTTAAGCATATGTCGTCTCCTAGAACGGCCCCACTACTGCAAGGAAGTTTTCCCTCGCCGTATTAGTCAGGGCGCCTCCGCTCGCGCCTGGATAAATCATTAAGGCAATGGAATCCGTCCCACCAAAATACATGAGATCGGATGTCTCGTTAATTTGGTTCGCATCCCCTACCGGTGCGTCTGCGGGCGTTGCGCCGTTTTGACTCAAGCCTGCATAGCAAGGAACGGTTGCCCCGACGTTGCCCGTCACCAAGTAGTAACCGGGCAAGGTAGGCTTGATGCAGTGATTTGTCGCGGCATCTACAATGCTTGATGGGTCAAAACTGACGGTATTGATTAATACCTGATTCCATTGAAGTTCCGTCATAACCTGTCCGGCCGGATTCGAAGCCCATGCCCGCGCCTTCTGCCAGTAAGTAGGCGGAGAGCCGAAGCTCGTCAAGAGGGACACTATGTTGTTCAACGCTCCGTTGATTGCCGAGATCAATTTTGTGAACCACTCCATGACCGGGAGGCCGTTCCAGTCCTTTTGGGGGAAGGGGAAGTTGCCTATCATAGTTCAAACCCCGAGACCCAAACGCTTATTGATCCGGAAGAACTGCTCACCCAATAGTAAAGAGACTGCGACACGACAGGAAGCCAAAACGGGATAGTGGCGCTTCCCACCGCTTCCGCCGTTCCTAATCCGCTTGTCCCGCTTGCCCAGGGGGCCAAATACGATGTATAGCTGCTTGGAGCGCTGAAATAACCCCATGCGGCGGTTGCAGTAGGCGGCGCTGCGGCAGACATCACCACCGCGGTGGCAGTTGTGGGGTTTTGGGAGGCGACAACCTCCGTTGGGGCAATCGAAACTCTATTTGCTTGTTGGTTAATAGTTATGAAAGTCCCGCCCGAATTGACGTAGATGGCTCCGATGAGCTTGCTGAAGATGTAGCCTGACGGAAGCGTAGGCGATGTGCTGGATGCGGAGAGAAGACCGCCGATAGTCGTACCGTTCGAGATCATGTAGAGGTAGTACCAGGTGTTGTCTGCCTTGGAACCGGTGTCCAGACCGTTCACCGCCCCGACCACGGTTATATCAACCGTGAAGGACCCGAGAGGTGTTATGACGCTCAGCTGATATGTTGGATGGGCCGGCGCGTTGCCGACCACGACGCCATGCAATACGGTGTCCATTAAGGCGAAAGGGTTGGAAAGACCTGTTGCTGCTGTAGCCGTAGCTGCGGCGATATTTGTAGGCAACGCGTTGCTGCTCGCCGTAATTATGCCCGTCGAAATGGCTGACAAGCTCGAATCGAGCTGCCCGGAATCCCACGTTACCGTGACGGTCGTCACTAGTGGACTGCCGCCCGATGAAGACGCTGTGATAGTCCCGGTAATAGCTCCCGCTGAGACGATGGCCTGAACGCGGCTGTTGACCTGAAATACACTGGTCTGGTTTCCAGGGGTCGTGAATTGAGCAGCACTGACATAGGTGAGAGGCAACCCTGCCTGACTGACCCATTGTCCCTGTCCGGCACCCAACGCGGGAGACGAAGAAACGTTGTCCTTCGTCCATATCACGTTTCCGCTCGAATCCTGGAGCACGAGCTTCGTGTAGCCCGAAAGCCATACGTCCGCCTCGCCGTTGGCGTCGAGGACCACAGGATTGGTATTGGCGGTCAGACCCGTCGCGTCGGTGTAGGTGCTTTTCAGGTACCCGTAACCGGATGTGCCCGGTTGGAGGGTCCAGAGCTGCCCACCCGACAAAGGGTTGCCCGAGGCGGGATAGAATGCCTTGAATCTAGGATACGGCGATATGCTGACGCTCATTTTCGATCACCTCGTTGGTGGTTCAGGGGACCGGTCGGGATAGAGAAGGCCCCCTGGTCGTTTTGCTGCTTAGGGCGCAGCGGGCAGAACTGCTTTCAGTTGGGCCGACAAATTGTCGATTTCCGTCTGTGCGGCTGCAAGATCGGCTTCCGCCTGGGCCAATGCCGCTTTGTCCGCTAACGCCGCCTGAAGCGCGGAGGTTACTGCCGCCACGTCCGCCTGTAACGATGCGATATTCAACGACATCTGATTTACCCTCCTTATAAGCTCTTCGATTTTGATCTGTTTCGGCCCCACGATCATGGCTTGTCGATCATTCCCCGGCCAAGCCAACCACCGATGAGGGACATGCCGTTGAGCGCCCCCAGTGCGATTTCCGCCGCCTTGTCCACGCGCATTGCAATGGCTGTTATCGAAATGACTATCGCGATGACCATGATGCAGATAAGCGCTAGTTCCGTCTCCGACACCTTCATGACTATCCCCCCGCGGGCTTAGCGATATTTGCCATTGCCGCCTGAATCCTCGCCGTGTAAGAAGCCGCCGTGTTCGGATTAAGCCCCGCGCTCTGCACGATGTTCATTATGGCCGGGACAAGCTGCTCCAAGGCCACTACTGCCGCTTCGATCAACGCTGCATCCATCGCTACACCCCCTGTAAGAACATCGTTACTGCTGTTATGAGGCCCGGCAACTGTGCCGTGAGCTGCGTAACCTGCGCCTGGGCGTTCGTCTGAGTAATCCCCGTCGCTGTTATGGCCGTGGTCATGGCCGCGCCGAGTGCCTGGTAGCCGTTATATGCGGCTTTGTACAGGGTCTGAAATTGAGCGTCCTTGGCCGCCGTGAGCGTGCCTGCCTTCACCATCGACTGCTCGGTGTTGTAAAGAGTGGTCAGGGTGGCGCCCACGCTTTCAAACGCCGTGACTGCCGTGTTGGTCGTTGTCGTGTTGGTCGCGCCCATGCTGGAGCATCCCGCCACGAGGGTGATCATAATTAAAACAGTGCCAGCCTTGCCCGATAATCTCATACATCCTCCTGTCTTCGTTATTCCGGCCAGCTCAAGACTGCCGGTGTATCGCTCGTTTCGATAAATTCGTACCAGGGGATAGGCCTCGATACGTTCAGCATCCGTCCCAGGGTTTTGAGGTCATTGTCATGATTGCCCCCAATGAGTCTCAGATCTGGGTAGGCCATGAGGCGATTTAGGATGAACGTGCAGGCATCGATGATCTCGCTTGTGGGATGCGCCCATAAATCAAGGCAATCGCCCGCCACGTAGAGCGTCCACATTTGTTTCTTGGCAAAGGTCAAGAAATCGATCAGCACGTTTTCATAGGAATTAGCCTCCGGCGCTCCGATGTGGAGATCAGAGATGACCGCGATCTTGTCTTTCGGGAACAGGACGTAGTGAGGTGGATAGGGTCCGAGCCACGAGCCGTCGTTCCAAAAGTTTTCTGCTGCCTGCGGCACATGCGAGTGCCCACAAATCGTCGGCCATCCAAGCTTGGCTGCCCCTCCTATCAGGTTGTCGTTATTCTGACTCGTTGTCGATGCCTCGGCCCTGAGCTGGTTGAAGGGGCCCCAATCGACTGCATTGCTCATCCTGTCCATCTCTTCGACAATCCACTGCTTTGGCCAGCTATCGAGATCGGGATCGAACTGATGCCCGTGAATTAATAGATATCTCACGCCAGACCCTCCTTAGCACTTATCCGCTTATCGATCACAGCAGCCCGAGCACCATAAACTGCAACGTCTGTCCTTGGCGATTTGCTGCAGAACGAGCCTGCCTGGAGCCAGCACAACTGTGACTAATCCAATAAGCAACAACCGTGTTTTCACGTCACACCTCCTTTTTATCCACTCTGTCAGGCTCATCATAGAAATCGTGATTCCCGACCGTGCACACATACCTGATGTTCCCGGCGCCTGCGGCTTTCTGAAACCATTGGGAATGAAGGCCAACCCGCTTGTAAAAGGTGCTCAGTTTCACATTTGACAACAGATTTCTCGACAGTACTCCTTGCGCCGCCGTGAGGGAATCATGCAGCCGGACAGCATTCCCCTCTAAATCCCTGGCCATGTCCACGAGGACCGGCAAACGAGGATTGCCCTGGTTATAGCACTCAAATTGATCCTCTTCGAGACATACCCCCGGCGCGGTCATCTTCCACAGGTCCGCCCGATTGCGTATTACGAATCCGACTGCCAATTTACCCTTGAACGGTTCGCCTTCGGCTTCCCCGTGGATAGTCAGGGCCATGATCTGAAGTGGAGAGAGTGTAAGGAATAGAGATTTTTCGTCGGCGTTCATTTATGTCCCCCTGTCTCCATTACCGTCTTGTGCGACCCTTCCAGACTCGACAGCCGCGTCTCGTGAGCGTCCATGTGGTTCCATAGCTCCGTCTGGTTCCTGTCGATCTGCTTCAGGGTCCGGGCGATGAGTGCACCGATAATCATTACTGCCAGGTACACGAACGGGCCAAATTGCCTCAGAATCTCGTCCATGTCGATCCTCTCCAGCTTTTCATGACTGCGTTAATAGACTCAATGCTCCTACTTCTTTTCCTTCGCCTCTATTTCCCTGATCCGCGCCTGCGCCTTCTGGACCGCCTCCATTGCCCTGTTGTATTCCGTGTTCAGGGCGTTCGCTTCCCCTTCCCATCGGGTCATGAGGTTTTGATAGACGGCGATCTGCGCCTGTAGGTCTTCCTTTTCTCCGGCTAATGCGTAGACGACGAATCCGAGGACGATCACGAAACAGACAATCGAAGCTATCAAGTATCTCTTCACGCTATCCCCCTATTGCGCCGTGGTCGCCAGGAGACAATAGTGCGTCCCATTGACCGTAACGGGTATGCAGTTTGTCGAGGCTACTCCTGCGGCTGTCTCCGGTGCATATTGCTGATATATCCCAAGTTCCGCCTTGCCTGCACCATCGAGAGGGGATGAGTAAACCTGCGTCACCCCTGAAGGCGCGGTCGTGGGGGCCGTGCCGAGACCCAAGCCGAGCACCCTGTAGGCAGACGTGCCGAAACTCGTTGTGCCGATGCCGACATTGCCCGCGCTTTCGGACGGGAAGAAGATGATGTTGTTCCTCCCGGCCAGCGTGCCGAAGGCCCAGTATGCACTCGTCCCCGTGCTGTTGTAGTTCCACGAGATATAAGCGGCATAGGTGCCGCTCTGGCCCAGCCGGATGCTTGAATTGCCTGTAGCGTTTGCCAACTGGAGTTCAATGGGACTGGGAGTTACACCAAGAGAATTTCCCGTGCTTATCAACATCGACGGTAGGGTGCTGCTGCTCGCTATACCAACGTGCAGACCGGATGCCTGGGGATGCACGTAGCCCACGCCCCACGCGCCCGCTCCGGAATCGCTGACTATGGCCGTGTTGCCGGTTATCGATCCGTAAGGCGTCATTATATAGAGCGCAGGTGCGGCAACATTCCAAAGCGCGTTATTGAACATCTGGCCGCCGAGGACGAGCGTCTTGCGCTGGCTCGATGCATAGGCGGTCAGGACGTTCCTCATCAGGCCCAGGTCGCTCACCTGGTAGACGTTCATGTGCTTGTAGCCGTAGGGCGAGTTTATCGGGGCCGGGGTCGTCCACGTTGACCAGTTGTTCATTGAATCGCTGTAGAACATAGAATGAGGACCGGAGCCGCTGCCTGCGTCGTCCAGGTAGACCCTCCAGTCGGTCGCGCTCATCTGGACGAGGTTCGGCCCTTCCCATGGCGTCCCCCAAGACGCCCAGTTGCCCGTCTGCGCTTGGGTGTATGTGCCGGTCAGGGTTGAGTTTGTCGCATATTCCACGTACCCGGTGGTGTTGTTTTTGTAGAAGAGGTTATAGGTGCTTCCCCCGGCTTTCGTCTCAAAGGGGTCGATGACATTGTTCTCCAGGCCGCCTATCAGGGACGGCGTACTCCAGGTCGTCATCGCCGCGTTGGTCGGATGGACTTCGTAGATGTTCGCCAGCGTCCCTCCGCTGTTCTGGTTGGCGGCCATCATGATGTGGATCGAACCGTCGCTGTCCGTAAACCAGCTTGGGGCCTCGCAGAGATAGGTCGTGACGCCCGAGCAATCCACGTCATGCACTTCCGTCCAATTGAGAAGGTCGGGCGAGGAAATGACGCTGAATGTCTGGTTGCCGATGTTGTTGGTGTAGGCGACCATCCAGAGGCCCGTGCTGAAGTTGTAGAAGATCGACGGGTCGCGGACTATTGCCGAAGCATTGACCGCAGGCACCCAAGGGACGGTAGTGATCGGCGCCCAGGTAACGCCGTCATAGGACACCGAGATGACCAGGTAAGCGTTCTGCTGAGGATAGTTCGTCGCCCCCTGCGAGTACTGAACGACGGTCCCGTATGTGCCCGTGCTGAAATGGGCGCTGACAAGAAGCTGGGCGGGAAGGGGAAGGCTTATCGTCCCGGTAGCCTGGAGGTTAGGCGTTACGGAGCAACTTGAACCGGAGCAAGAGGCAGGGAGGCCCGGGGGCGACGACGAGCCGCCCGCATGGGCAATTATTGGGAATAACGAAAGCACTAAGGCTGCAACAAGCCGTCTCATGTTACTTTTCCTCCAAAACGCCAACCGTCGCCGACCCGCTTGCCGTTATGCAATACCAGGTCACGTTGCTGCCGGCAGTCCGGTCAAAGTTGAACGTATGCCCCTGAGTTATCAGAAGTATCGCAGCGTTGCTGGTGCTGATATCTAGCCGGGGCGCAATATAGACGGGATTGCTCGACTGGTTCTCGAACCAGACAGAGAGCCGCCCCCAGGGCGCGCCCGCAGCGGCGCCCTGGGTGGTCGGCGAATAGAGCAAAGTAGCCGTGCTCTGGCAAGTCACCTGGCTAGAAGCCGGATTATTGCCGAGAGCGGTCACGGAAGCGATGTTCTGAGCCGACGCAGTCGGAAGTCGAAAAGTGAAAGTCGAAAGGAAGGCAAAGAAAATGAAAAGAACGATTGCGAGCGCTCTGCCCTTTCGACTTTCGACTTTTAACTCGCTCTGCCCTTTCGACTTTCGACTTTTAACTTTTAACTTCTTCATGAAATCCCCCTTTCGCCTCTCCTTATTCTGCGTTTGCGGCGATCAGGATCCTCTTCACGGGGTCCGAAATCGCCACTCTGAAAATCCTATCCCTGGAATATCCAAGTCTGCGCCAGATGACCCTTGTCCTGTATTGCCCCGCCGCGCCCATCGACGCCATATACTGGTTTGACCATGTATGGCCCCCGTCGTTGCTCCACGAGAGCCCTGCCTGCGGGTTGATGCCCGTCTCAAGCAATGACCCTTCGTCGCCGACGCCGGTTTCCATGTCGAGGACTAATCGCCGGACGAAGATGTTATTCATCTCCTTCTTGTCCCAGACGTGCTGAGCCGTCCTGACAGACACTAAGGGAGAGCCGTTGTCCTGATAGACGCTGCTCGACATTTGGTAGATGTTGCCGTTCTGCCAGTCCCCGATGAGGTGCATGCCGTTGAACCCCGCGTAGCAGTTGCCCACGTGACGGCTCACCTGGTAGGGACTTCCCGTCCATGTGGAGCGCTCGTGCCACATTTGCGTAGAGGCGTCATAGACCCATGTGGCATTTGCCGAAGGGAAGGTAAGCACGTAGAACGTGTGCCCCTCGGCGCTGTAGCAGTAAGCAAAGGCGTCGCTGACCGTCGCATACTGATTCATCTGATAGACAATCGCCGGGGGCGTAACGATCTGAGGCGTGTACCCGGACACTTCAACGACGCCGACGAATTCAGCGCCGTCGTTGTTCCGCTGGTTGGCCAGGAAGAAAAACGAGTTGTCGCCCCGCGCCACGGATGCAGGGGCAGGCGTGCCGTAGTCGATCACGGCGCCCGATACCCTGCCGAAAGGGAAGCCCACGCTCGTGGCGATCCCCGCGTCGTACCAGACTTCCGACGTGTACTGCTTTATGACCCAGAGCTGCTGGTGAACGTTCATTACCGTCTGGATCAAATCGGGGGCGGCGCTTATGGGAGACGTGGCCAGGGCGCTCCAGGTCGTGCCGTCATAAAGGTTAGAGGCTGAAGCGGACATGCTGTTTGCGTCCCCGACCACGAAATAGCCGTCGATGTAGGTGAGCGTCCCTGCGCCGGCAGAGGGCCAGCCCCCTCCGGAGATTGCACTAAAAAGACCTGAGCTTTCGTTGTAGATGTACCCGTTCGCCCCGTCCACGATCATCAGTTGATTGCCGCCCACGCCGGAGACCGCAAGGCCGTTGTCTTCCATGCTTACGAGACCCGCGGATGTCGCGAGCGTGCCGAGGGCGGCCGAAACCGTGCCCGAGGCGCTGACGGAATAGAGTTGTCCACCCGCAACGACATAGAGGAGCCCGCCGAAGACGTGCATGCCCCTCACTGGATACGGGCCGACCTGAGCCCAGAGCGCCGTGCCCGGCGTGTTGATGAGGGCAATTACTGACTTGGCGTCGGCAGGGTTCAGCTCGGGGTAGAAGTTGACGGACCTGGAGGCGCCTATGTTGGAGGACCTGGAATCATACGTAGGCCCGACGAAATTTATTTGCATGCTGACCGCTCCATTACGTCGATTCCTGCGTGTAGATGTTGTACCCGCTCGGTTTTGTCCCCGGCACTTCAATCGTCGCCGTCACCCGGGCCCGCGTTGAATTCATAGTCTGTAAGATGCGTTCCGAGTCGGTCGCGAACCTCTCAAGCCGCGCCGCTATCGGCTTCCCGTCGTCGTGGTACTGCGGCCACAGCCTGATCGCCAGGTTGTATTCGAGGGCCTCATAGTAGGCCGGCTGGAAGGTCACGGTGTCCGTCAGGTAGACAAACTCCGTAAGCGGACCTTGTTCGCCCATATATAGCGTGTAGGGCGTCGAAGCATCCGGCGCCGGATAGAGGTATATCGTGCCCGTTTGCGGCGAGCCTTGAGTGAGACCGGGGTCGAAGAAGAGGCCCTGGGGCCTGCCCGTCCCTATCGCCTTGTCCTCGATGGCGTAGTACTCGTCGGACGTGAGGATGTCTACGGGCGTGTCCTCATTGTTCCCGTCCCGAATGAAGGCGTCCGTGATCGCGGAAGGCTTCGCGGTGTTGAAGTTGCCGCCAAGCCCGATGGTGTAGATATACTGCCCGGCAGCCAACGGGTAGTCATCAAGGACCGTGCCCAATACCATGAGGGAGCGTACAGCCCAGGCGTCGATCATGAAATTGAGCTTTGTCAGGCCGTCCGTCATCTCGTCGGATGTCGGCATCTCCGATTTCGCGACCGCCCCGATGTCCTGTAGCGCCGTCTTGATGAGCTGCTGCACCTGGATAATCATTTTTTCCTCGTGCTCTTCCGACCTTCGTTGGTCGAACGTGGCATGGCTACCTGCCTTCTTTTGACGGCTTGTCCTGGAGCGCCGGCCGGAATGTCGCCGCGCTCTTCGTTACGGGCTCTTGGGCGTCGAGCACTCTGAGCTTCTGCCTGACTATTTCTAGGGCTTCCATAAGGAGTTTTTCCTCTTCCAGCAACGCCCGGCGCTCATCGAATAGAACGAATTCTGTTTACCACCCCTCTTTCTTGAGCGTTTCCTCTTCCGCTTTATCCTTCACGAGCCTGTCAGGATAAGCCAGGTGGTGCATCCACTTGGGGTATTCCCGCAACTTCGACGGCGATTCAGCCTTCTTGATCTGTGCGGGCATAACGCCCGGGGCATCCGGCATAGATCCTCCTATTAAGAAGAGGGAAGCTGCATCAGCGCTCCGCTTCCCCTATGGCGTCCTCATCGGCCGACCGGCCCTTTTTTGCTCTTGCCCCCGCTCGGGTTGATGCTCTTTGCGGCGCCCTTCGCGTTTTCCTCTGCGTATTTAGTGTTCGAGCCGGTGTGCTTGTCTTTTTTCTCTTCCTTTTTCTTTGGCACTGATATCATCTCCTTTTTATTGTGATTTCATAGCCCATTGCTGAAGCTACGTTAAGCAGGTCTAACAGGTGATCCGTGAGGATCGCCTTGATGAGGGCCTTCAGTCCGACCGGTTCTTTCATAGGCGCAGGCTCGAGGAGCGGGCTTCCCGAATCGGTTTCTGCCGCTTCACGGCCGAGCACGGCCGCTAGTTTTATCAGATTATGCTTTTCCGGTCGTCGACGACCGTGAATCCAATGAGAAAGCGATCCTGCCGGCACGCCGGCGGCCCTCGCCAATTCGCCCGGTCCCATATCGTGCTGCGCCATGAGCACCTTCAAGCGGCGGCCTATCGAGTCGTCCGGAAGGGCAAGGATGTCAACCATCAATAGAGCCCCTTAGATTTGAAGCCCAATTTCCGGTTCTGCGCCGATTCCGAAATGAACGTCCATCGTCCCGCGTTAAGCTCGTTGTTCGGATCGCCCTTGTCCTGAAGGGCAATCTGGGCAAGAGCCTGCGCCGCTTCCCGGAAGTCTGCGTTCACCGTCAGGGCAAGGGCCATATATCTTTTTGCCTCTTCCCATTCGTGCATGTTCGCGGTGGCCCAACCGACAGTGAAATAAACGTCTGCCAATTCTGTGCGCTCGTTCCAAATTCCTTTGAGGGTCCGCGTCCTGATGTATCTCTCTAACCAGTAGACGGCATTGGGGAGAAACCCATTGACGAAATACTCCCGTCCGGCTATGTACTGAAGCCTGAGATCGTGCGGGTCGTCCCTGAGCATGTCCTCGATAATGCCGATACGCTCGTTGTAGTCTCCTTCTCCCTGTGGGCGCGGTTTAAACCCAATTTTTACTACGTCCCGAAGGTCCGCCTTCTTCTGCACGTTCGGGCACTCATGAATGCGATACTTCGGGTCGAAAAAGATGTCTTGCCGGTTCCGGAGCAGACGCGTCGAAGGGAAAGCGTCGGTGGGCTTACCGACGTTGTACATGAGTACATCGCCGCCGTCAGTCTCAGGATAACCCTCTGCGATAATAGCGATGCTGCGGCGCAATTCGTGTACGCCGCCAGGATCCAGTCGTTCTCCCGCCCCCATAACAAGTATCCAATCGGTCGTACAGAGGCGTAGCGACACATTGCGGGCTTCCGCATAGTTCCGGTTCCAAACATACCGACCTTCGATAAACTTACCGCCGTGCTCTCGCACAACATCGCCGGTCCTGTCCGTCGAGCCGGTATCGAGCACCTTCAGCTCATCGAGATCTCTAACTGAATCCAGACAGCCGCCGATGCGACTCTCTTCATTTTTCACGATCAGGGCGAGTCCTATGGTCGGCTGTTTCTTTCCCATCTTCAACATGCTCATTCTGCCTCCGCAGATTTGAGAATAGGGGAAGGGCCGTTTTAAGCCCTCCCCCTCGCTAAGCGTTGTTACCAGCCGGCCATGAAGCCATTGACGTTGAAAAGCTGCTGTTCCTCGTCTGATAAGTTCACCACATCGAGCAGACTTGGGCTGACCGGCACTGCCGCCCAGTTGCCCGAACCGGGTCCGACGACGGGGAAGCTCTCGAATGTGTAGACGCCCACGGGAGGCGTCAGCGAAGAGGCCGTCACATTCACGAAGTTGACTTGGACGGTATTCGCCGCCGACACCCTGGCCCCGCCTATCACAAGGCCGGCAGGCATACCCGGAGGCGGCATTACATTGACCGCCGAGCCTGCCGGGACGCCCGTCACCGTTACCTGCTGCTCACCGCCCGTATCGGCTGATACCGCTGTAAACGCGCTAACGTATTGGGCGTAGGTTTGGGCGGGCTGAGGCGGACTCGTTTTGCCTATGACGACCGTGTAGACTTCGGACCCTGTCGGGGTAATGGCGCCGGACGAGCAGTTCATGAAATTCACATAGACGTTGTTGCTGGTCGCGCTGCTCACCCTTGCGCCACCGATGCCGAGGCCCGTCTGAGTGCTCGGTTTGGAGATCCCGACCACCCAATCCATTGCTGCCGTGACGCCGGTTATTGAGATCGACTGCTCTGCCGAACTCGAAGATGTGACGGAAGTCCCCGGCGTCGTAATTGCCGCGCCATACGTGATCTCGTTGGATATCCCGGGCACGGGCCCCACCGCAACGAAGCTGTAGACTTCTCCGGCCGTGGGCGTGATGGCCGACCCCGTGTAGTTCTCAAACGTGATGCCGACCTGGTAATTGCCGGCTACTCGCCAGTTCCCCACGCCGAGGCCGGTCTGAGACGACGGTTTGCTGCCGACGACGGTCATGCCCGAGGCGATGTTATTCCCGCCGTTGAAAGAGACGTTAGGGGCGGTCTGATAGCCTGAGCCGGGGTTGGTGATCCTGACGCCGATCACGGCCCCGCCGGACACTATGGCGATGCCGGTTGCCCCGGTCCCGTAAGGCATTGCTCCCGTCGCTGCGGGGCTGTCCAGACCGGCGGCCGTGCCGCTCTGAACCTGAGTTGCGTCCGGTCCGCCGCCTCCGAAGACGACTTCCGGAGGCGTGAAATAGCCGGAGCCGCCTGCCGTGACATTGACGCCGATGACCTGACCGCTGCCGTTGATGAGCGCTGTTGCTGCAGCGCCGGAGCCTTCGATGGTGAATATCTGCTCGACCGCCGTGTTGGCCGCAACCGCTGCGGGAGTCAGCGCCTGGGAGATGACCGGCAGACCGCGAGCCACGACGACCGTGTAAGTCTCGGAAGAGGTGGGAGCGATAGCGGCCGATGTCGCGTTGGCGAAGTTCACGTAGAACGTGCCTGCCGTGGTGGCGCTGTTCCTCCATCCCGCGATCGCCAAGCCCGCCTGCGTGGTCGGCTTGTTGATCGACAGGATGAAGTCGCTGGTCAGCAGGCCGGAGCCTGTAAATGTGCTTTCACCGGTTGTGTCGGCCCCTACCGTAGAAGGCGAAAGCGACATCTGATAGGTAACGAACTGCCCTGCAGACCGCGCCTGAGCGGTCGCCTGAAGGGCGTTGCTCCTCTGCGATATCGGGGGAGCGCCGTAAAAACTGATCCGATCCGTTGATTGTCCGTAAGTATGATCCATGGCGCCCTCCTTAACCGGCGATCCTGCAGGCCAGCTCGGGCCGCAGGGTCGCCCATCCCCCGAGCACGTCGATGCGGCACGGGAACTGTGCATTGTTGATGTCGTAGGCCCTCACGATCAGCATGCTGACGCCGTCATAGGTCTCGCGAGCGGCGAAATCTACGCCCTTAGGCATCTCCAGGTCGGCAGTGGCCAGCGTGAAAGCGTCCTTGTGGTAGGCCACGTTCAACGGATAGTTGGTCGAGGCCGAGCCGGAAAGGAGGTTGACCGTAGCCCCGGCCGCAGGGCTTTCCGCTACGGTCCCGTTTGCCACGCCCGTACCCGCCGCGATAATGCTCGGGCTGATCGGTATGGTCGCATTGCCATTTGAGTCAGACGAGCACTCTGCGGTAACGGCGAACCGCTGCAGCACGTTGAAGGTCGTCTGGTTTTCGGGGTTGACCCCATAAACGCCTTGAAACGTTATGACCTCGCCCGGCATGAGGATGCCGGCAACGGAGGCCGTCCAGCCGGTCGTGTTTATCGCAGCGCCGGTCTGGCCTGCGGTCGTGACCGTCGGCTGACCGCCGTGCGCTCCCGTCGCGAGCAGGTTGATGTTCTGGTCCATGGCGAACTCGAACCCGAGGGCCGTGCCGATGACGCCCTTCCTATATTGCTTGGCGATCTCGCCCGAATCCTGGAAGAGACCGGAAAGGCCGCCCACGGACTTTGCCATTGCAGCCGGATTGACGACGACCCGTCGATTGTCGTCCCTGGGGGTCGCCATGTTGTCGAGCATCATGCCCGCATTCAGATAGACCTGCGGCACGGTGTAATTAAGCGTGTCGTCGGTGAAGGTGCTGGTTGTCGACGTTCCCGGAGTGGTGCCGGGCGTGCCCACCTGGTTGTAGACGTTTATCACCTGTCCGAGGCCGTCCTGGTCTATCTGAGACGCAAGGCGGGCCATGGCGGGCACGAGAATGCGCTTCGAGAAGTCGTCCAGGGAAAGGGTCAGTTCAGCCTGGGTGAAGTTAAGGCCCACCTGGTAATTAGTGGTGAGGGTCACGGGCACGGTCGTTTCGTTCGTGTTCTGGGCCTGCAAGGCCGTGGTCTTGGACACGTAGTACCGGTTCGGGAGCCGCACGTTGATCGTGGAGCCGACCTTCGCCCCCGATATAGCGAATTCGCTTGAATACTGCTTGTTCACGTTTTTGACGAAGACGAGGTTGTTGTGGAGCACCCGTTGCGCCTCCCTCAGCACCTGCGTCGGCGTCAGCAATTTGTTCGACATAAGCATCTCCTGTTTGGTTTTTGATCTTGGATTCCGGGCGCTCGATTACAATCCAAAATTCAAAATTCGCGATCCAAAATCACTTCTTCCCGTACTGAGCCTGATTTCTCCGCTTAATGAACTCCTCTATCGGCGCCCTCTCATCGTCGATCTCCATGCTGCCTTTTGTGCCGCCTACGGGGTGGACTGGCGCAGGGGCCTGGGAAACGGTTCTTGTCTGTGGCCGCGGCGCGCTCGTGGCCGCCGCCTCGATCCTCCCTATCTCCCTTGCTGCTGCAATGGGATCGAGCGTTGCGATCCTCGCCGCCTCATCCCGGTGGGCCGCAAGGTAGCGCAGTATCAAGGGCGCAGCTTCCGATTCCTTAATGGCGATTGCCATGGGCAGGCTCACTGGCAGCGTTGCATCATTCTCGATTTCCAGAAGCTCCGGGTCGCCTTCGGCTGCCGCTGCCATTCTCCCCCTGTAGCGGCGGTCTATCGCCGCGTGCGTTTCCCTGGCCCGAAAGGCCTCCAGTTCCTGTTTCAGCTCCCATTTGGCCTTCTCGACGACATATCGGGTGCGTGCCTCCTCGAAATCTTCCGATCGCTCGAAGTTGGCAAGGACGGGGAGCTCCGGGGCGCCTGGCGGCGATTGTACTGGAGCGGCCTTAATCTTGCCTTCCGCGATGCCGCGCCAGTACGCGGCTTCCGCGCTTCTGGCCGCCTCCCGACGCTCCGCCTCTCTTTGCCTTGCCACCAACTGCTGGATGCGTTTTTCCGCGCCCGAGGGTCCCGCTCCCTGGTCTTTCGGTGCTTCCGGGCCGGCAGGGGCGCCCGAGTCCCCAATTTGAGCGGGCGCCGCAGACGGATGGTCCGCTTCTGATGCGGGCGACGAATCCGCGTTTGCGTCTTGCGTCAAAGCGACGATCTGTTCTTCCACTTTTTTCCTCCCTCTTTTTTTCCTTCTATGTTTCAATCTTTCTTTGTCCTTCTGCCTACGGTCTGTTCAGAATCGCGATCTTTGGCGTCCTGCTGCGGTCGTGAGGCTGCGCCGTAAATGGAGTACGGCTTCGTTCAACGATCCTCGCAGTGCATCCAAATCTCATCGATTTCGAACATGCCGCCGTCCACCCGACCCGGATCCTGCCCCCGGCACTCCCCGGAGATAAAGAATTGCCCATTGAATGCGCTCCTTTCTTTCTGCACTTCTGCGGTTCATAGGTCCTCTGGGTCATATTCGTCCTATCCGTTCTTGTTTCGCTCGGGCCGAATAGGGAAGCGGCACATGAGTATGGGCGCCCACATGCCGCTTCTCTATTCGCTTTCGTCTACCTTGGGCCTGGCCGGGCCTTCGGGAGAACCCGATTTTTTTGTCTATCCGTTCATCGCTATGCCCCTTCTGATCTCCGGACTGCGGCGTGCATCCTCGGGCCCGAGGGCGACGCGGGGACATCCGGCGCAAACACCTCGCTCAACAGATCGAGGAGCATTCTCCGCACTTCTCCGCTCTCTGCCTGTGCCTCCTTCAGGGCCTTCAGCTTTTGCACCTGTAGCTTCTGCTTCTCCACTTCCAACTGCGCCCGTTTAACCTTCATCTCTTCCATTTTGACCAGGACCTGGGGGGGCGGGGGTTGCGGCGGCTTCGGAGGCTGTCCTTCCTTGGGAGGCACAAGGACGATGGGCATGCTCCTCTCAATGCGCTCCGCGATCTCCTCCGCCCCTAAAAAGTCCTGGAACTTGTAAACCAGATCACCCGCAATAGTCATAATTTGCGGATAGGCCGCGACAAGCCGCTCCAAGGATGCTGCGGCTTCCTGACGCTGCGTCGCATAACTCGGACCCGTCGCGACGACTACATCATACTTGCCGACGGTCAGGTCGTTATACTTAGCGTCTCGCCCCGCCTTGGCAATGATCTTTTGGAGCTTGTTGCGGTTCATGCCCTGATAACGTTCCGGCGTCTGTTTGATGGCGTCAAACGCCTCTCCTGCCGTCGAGTTCACCGGCACGAAAGTCTCCGTGTCGTCCGTGTTCCTGATCCGGACGTCCCGGCGCGTGTCGTAAACTTCAGGGATCATCTCGTTTATCACCCTGCCGGAATGCGCGATAGCGCGGCTCAGGTTGTCGATGAAGGCGAATGTCCCTATGTCGCCCGGCTTCTGCCGCTGGAGGATCGCCTTGCCCGACAGCTCCGGTCCTCTGTCGCCCACGTCGGCGCCGAACATGCCTATGGTGTCCCGAATTGCCTGTTTGGCCTGGCCGATCTGCTCGAAGACTGCCACCGGAGGGGCGCCAGGACCGACACGCGTTGGAGGAGGAGCGCCTGAGTCGATGTTGTACTTCAGGAAGGGAGAATTCTCCGCGTTGGCCGCCGCATAGTCCTGCTCGTATCCCTCGAACTGCCTGGCCGTCCCGATCCACGGCGCTTTAGGGATCATGTCCACGATCTCGGCCGCGTCGGTGACCCAGAAATTAAGGAGGCGCTGGGGGTCCTTGGCGTCCCTGATGAGGCTCCGCACGTACGTTTTCCCCTCGATGTTGCGCTCCGGTCCCCGAAGGAGAACGATGGGGATGAACTTGCCGGGAACGTCGTTGGGCCCATCCAGTACCTGATCGGCGGTGATCGCGTAATGGCTCACCTTGGGGATCTCTACCTGTCTCTCCTCAGCGACAGTCAGGGAGGGGGGCGGCGCCGGGGCAAAGATTGCGGGCATGGGCGCTGCGCCCGGTGGGACCTGCTGCCCCGGCGCCTGAGGGGGCTGTGAGGCTTGGACAAAGGGCATCGCCTGCGGTGCGGCTGGCATCTGCCCCGCTATCAGTTGAGGCAGCTTATATGGTTGCGGGTACGGTTCTCCAACAATGATCGCGGGAACGCTCCTCTCGCCTCCTTCCATTCGGAGGGGTGTCCTCGCCCCGATGTTAAGGGGTATTCCCCCTCCTTTTATTGCCAGCGCCTGAAGCTGCGCCTTGGCTTCCTCGCCCGCGAGCCATTCCTCCCGGCGCTCCTCGAACTCGTCTCGCTCCCATACCTGCCCGTCCTCGGCAAGGACCATAGGCCGCGTCTCGCTCTCGATCACGTAGTAATCGGCGATGAAGAAGGCGTCTTGCTCGAACCAAATCTCCTGGCCGACTCCTTTGCCTACCTTGATGGGGTCGCCCGGCGCCTCTTTTCCGGGAAAGCGCTCCTCGAATTCCTCCCGCGTCACCTTCTCCAGTACGAAGCCGTAGCGGGCGTCAGCATAGACCTCCGACTTCGCCGATGAATCCATGTAAACAAGGAAGGGGTTTTTGATGCGCTCCAGGTATATCTCTTGAAGGAAGGGGTTTTCGTCCGTGTACCGGGTGAGCACGCGCCATGCTCCGTATCCGCAGGAGGTCGCCATCTCTCCCGCATAATCGTAGATCGCCTCCGCGTTCGAGAGATATTCGATATTGGCTATCAGGCCGGACCTGATCTTGGCGATATTCACATCCGCCCGTGAGTCGACGGGCCTTACCTTGACACGCGCCCTGTTGTGGCGCATGTCCCCCACGACCTGGTTGACGTACTTTGGCAGCTCATTAGTCTTGAGCACCGGCCGGCCGCGCATCTTCCGGCGCTGCTCCTCGGCGGGATCCCACTGGTCGCCGTTTAAGAACTTCAGGTCTTCGACGGCGTTTTGACGGTTGGCGCTGTCCGCGTCGATCTCGCGCTTCAGGCGCTTTGCGGCAAGGTCTAAGAATTCGCGCTCGCTGTTCATGCTACCATTTCCCTCCCACCGTCAGTCCATTCAGGATCGACGTCACGGGCACGCTCTTCTCCTTCGGCCGAAAGCCACAGGCAAACGTACGAAACGCGTCCGCGCCGTGACTGCACCAATTGTGCAGAGGGCGATCGGCCAGCTTTCTCTTTTCTTCATCGTAATCGCACCGGTATCCTTCGAGGGCAATCAGTCCCTGGCTGCATTTCTTCTCGTCAAACCAGCATTGCGACATGATGTTGCGGCCGGCCTCTATCCCTGAGAGCACCGCCTGCGTGTCGTGAGCCCTCTGCACTACCACCACGGGCCTGATGCCGAGATTTTCCGCGGTCGCCTTACGGCTCGTGCCGGTGCCGAGCTCCCGGACCTCCGCGTCGTGGGGCATGTAGTGATCGCCGTAAACATAGGGCCGCTCTTTGAGGACTTTGGCGTAGTGGACAAGTCCCTCGCCGGATGCCTCGTAGTAGTCGATGAACCGCAGCTCTTTGCCTATGGCCTGCATGAACCAGATCGAGGTTGAATCATCGACTCCAAGGTCCCAGAAAGTGTAGACCTCGTGGCCGGCAACATAGGGGACGGAGGCAATTCTTCCCTCTGAGCGCGCAGCCCTAAGCTGCTTCGCATAGTAGGCGCCGCGCGTCATCCCCTCGAAGGAGCAATAGTACTCCTGGAGGAAGATCATCTCGCCTTCGGTCTCCCCAAACTCGGCGGCCAGCTCCCGCCGCTCCTGCTCCAGCTTATCGGGTGAAAACACGGGACTGTGCGCCGCATCGACCACAGAAGCGAACCATCCTGGCTGGACCTTAGCGAAATCAAGCATCGTTTTCCCGTGGTTCCCGCCCCTCGGCGTGTAGATGAATAGCGCCCAACCATCGTTTGCCGCCAGTATAGGCCTCAGGTACGCCCATGCCATGGGGTCGGCCACAGCGTACTCCGAAAAGACGATTCCGACAGGGGCCGACCCGACGAGGCTGTTGTAATTGTCGGAGCCGACGAGCTGCCACGTGGCGCCGTTCGCAAGCTCGATCATCATTTCCTGCTCACGGGTCTTGCGCCTGATGTCGCGCGGGAAGGCCTCATCGATCCTGCGCTTGCCCGTTTTCGGGTTGAGCGCGTCCCACACGACCTTGCGCGCCTGGGCGTACTGCGGCAGCATGTGCCAATAGTTCCCAGGCTGCTCCAGTGCCGAGCAGCAGGCGAAGTACAAAGCCACATCGTCCTTTCCCCAACGCCTATGTGCGACCATGACCGCGCGCTTCCCGCCCCCCTCCAAGTAATCCCACAGCGGTTGCTGATCGCGCCTGGGGGCCCACCCGCTGGGAATATCAATTACCGGGGATAGCGTCGTCCGGTCCACGAGCGAAGGTTGCACCGCCTCCTCCTTGGAGAAAGGTTTTAGCAAGTTTTCCGCAGGGTCCCGCACAGTGTCGCCTTGAGTAGTCCTGCCGACGGGCGGGGACGCGGCCTGCGTTGCCTCCCTCTCGATGTTAGAGACCTGCCGCTTCAT